GGGTAGTGGAAGTAAGCTGATCATAGAATCCGCTTCGTTCATATTCCAACTTTAGGGAGTTTTCATCAAAGTCATTTCCTGTTGAGTTGGCATGCACATTAGACATATCTAGCTGAGTGCAATCGAAGTATCTCAAATCGGCAAGATAACCTTTTGCAAGCAATTCTGAAATCTGACAATAGTACAGAACCTCATCGAATATTCTTGGTCTAGTTCTCGTAAGGAACTTTAGCATCGAGTTGCCATTAAGTCCCCTTCCTAGTCGATATGGTGTTGCTGTTAAGCCGATAACCTGTCTATCCGCGGCTTCGAAGAAGGTTTTGTATTGTCCACCTTTCGCATTACAAAGATGGCATTCGTCAACCATTACGTACTTGAAGTGCTGAAAGTCTTTCATGTGGTTCATAACGCTTCCGATGGTAGCAAAAGTTATTCTGTTTATATCCTTGCAACCAACAGAAGCGGAATATACTCCACAATCAAAAACACCATAGCTTTGCAGTTTAGCGAAGTTTTGCTCTAGAATTTCCTTTGACGGACAAAAGATGAGTAGCGGACTATCCAGCTTACTTGCAATATCTGCGATTACAAGCGATTTGCCTGCGCCCGTAGGCAAGATAAGAAGTCCATTCTTCTTAGTCTTGCCTGTGAACGCTCTGACGGCAGCATCACTTGCTTGTTTCTGATATGGTCTGAGTGTGTACATGATTACTCGTCTTCATCATTACCATTCTCATCATCATCACCGAAAGGAAGGTCATTATCATCAGTCTGCTCCTCAGCCTTTGTTTTTGGCTTTTCTACTTCGGGGAACTCGATGCCGAAAACTTCCTTCATAGCCTGCTGATTGACATCTTCCTGGCTCCACAAGCCGCTTCTATCCCAATCTGGAATTTTCTGAACCTTGCAAAGCTGGAACTTATCATCTACCCAAGCAAAGAAGAGGTAATGACCATTGAGAGCAATACGAGCGGTCTTAGTAGAAGGTAAGCGGAAATCCGTGATGCCATTCTTAACTCTTGCTGCCAAATCACTGACTTCAAGAAGTGCTGATGCGTATGCTTCTTCGGCATTCTTCTTCATCGTCTTGATCTGAGCAAGAACGGTTTCCAACTCTTCCTTGCGCTTTGGCACATCATTCTCCTGCTTGATGCAGTACTCTTCACGGATAGCGTGAATCTCGAAATCATCATACTTGCGGTCAACAACTTCATTGTCTGGGAAGAGAGCATTGAACTTGTCATGCAGAACCTTGATAGGTTCATCTGCACTCTTTGCACCTTCGCAAAGTACCAACACGTCCTTGAACATTTCTTTCTGAGCTTCGGTCAAACAAAACTCAATCTTCTCTGGTCTGTGACCATCCAAATCTGCTAACATAATATTTTCTGTTTTAAATTATACAAATTCTTTACACTGCTCAATCTGTTGTTGAGCAAAAAATAACATTTCACCTTCATGAGGTGTAGGTAGGTAAAGCCCACACTGAGCACTACTATAATTTCTGAACCTTTCTATTGCAGTTGTCATTTCTGCCTTATCGAGTTCTGTACTACTTCTGATGTAGGTAACCACCTGTCCTCTTCTGTTAAGTCGCTTTCTCTCGAATATATCTCGGTTGCAAATCTTTTTGAAAATATCAAACTTGACTTCTTCGAGAGTGTAACCAAATTCGGAAGCAAAGTAACCTAACAGACAATGTAGATAGCTGTTTTGAGCTAAAGAACGTTGAGTATTCTTTTTTTTCAATTCAACGTATTCGTTCTTCAGAACCATCTGATTGCAGGCTTCCTTGAACTTCTTCCTATCGTAAACGTTCTTCAAATTATAGAGTGCCATAGTCTAAGTTTTAAAATGGTAAATCATCATTATTACCTTGAATAGGGTTTCCGTTCTCATCTACTGCGGGAGGAAAATTAGGTGCAGGTGGTGCTGCTGCATTTCTTGCAGACTCCATAGCTGCTTGTTGTGCGCTTTGGCATGCCCCTTGTGTAGGTGTTGGCTGATTTCCGTTAGCCGCTTGTGCGGTCTGATTTCCACCCTGTTGCTGATTATAACGAGATTGATATTTCTCGATTTTATAACCTTGAACGTTAGTGAAGTATCTGACTTGCCCATCTTTCTCTGAGCGTGAACCATTCAAGGAGAATGATACCGTCACAATATCACCCATATTGAAGCCGTTCAGATCATCAACGTGATTGCCTGGATAGTTTGCTCTCTCTATCTGCCCTGTGAACTGGTTACGATAGGAGCAATCCAAGACAAGCTCTCTTTTTTTGAAGACTTTGTCTTGATAGGGAATACTCTCCGTATTCCCTATATGCTGAATAATTCCACTAATTTGAAATGCCATTTTTACTGAACATTAAAAGTGATACCATTGTCACGCATGAAGCGTTCCAAACATTCCATTGCCTCTTTTGTACCGGTACAAACGTAAGTACGTGTCTCGGTTGGAGTAGGAGGTGCAACCGACTGTCCCATAGCGGCAGCGAAAGCATCCATGGCATCTTCTTCATTAGAAGACATCTTACCATTCTTTGGCTTCTCTTCCTGTTGCTCGGCTGCATTGTTCTCCGCGACTTCCTTCTGAGGTGATGTTGGAGGTGTTGCAGTTTCTTTCTTATTAGGGGATACTGAGCTGGCACGCTGTTCTTTCAGCTTGTTTGCGTATGCGATAGTCTCCTGCAGATTGAGATTCTCCTTGTATCGGGCGGCAAGTGCATCGTAATCTTCTGCAAATAACTTCAAGGTCTCGAGGTCTTTCTTGATGTTATCAACCTTTTCTGTGATAGCTTTTTCGATAGACTTCATTGAAGTTGTCTTGTTGAGCCATTTTGCATCAAAGATGAGGTCTAGTTTGATACCGATGGTTTCCACTCCGCATTTCTCAGCAAGCTTTTCAATCTCTTTACTCTTAGCTTTCTTGGTGCGATTTTCATCTTCTTTGATTACGCCATCAATGAGAGATACCGCATTCTTGATAAGCTTGCACGTATCGTTACAGGTTGTCTTGAACTCCTCAAAAGGTTTATTCCAAACCTTTTCAAGCTCCTTGCGCTTATCGTCAAGTGCTTTAGCTGCCTTGTTGAGTAAAGCCTTGTCTTCCTTGCACTTTGGAATATCATCGGTGCTATAGTTGCTGATGTCATACATAGGCAAAGCCTTTTCAACTCTAGCTTTAACCTCTTTGATATTCGTGGTAAGCTGACCGATAGTTTCTTTGCTTACCACCAATTGCACATCCTTTTCTTGGAGTGCAACGATATTGGTGTTCTTTTCTTCTGCCATATTAAACCAAATTGAATATTTTCTTGTCTGTTATCAAATCTCTGTTTTCTTGAATGAAACTAATCAATCCTTCGCAGTGTTGAGTGAGTAGAGGAATATCCCTTTTAGGGTTAAACGTATAACTCTCTGTGTAGTTTCTGTAATACGTCTTTCCGATTTCCGAGATATTGTATTCGAAGTCGTAAACATCACAACCATTCTTCATGAGGGCATAAGGATAGACCTTATGTTGCCAGTGTCTCTTGTAATTGCCAACCGCATACTGACGTGTTGTTTTCAGATCATGAGTGCAGAACGGCATAAGGTAATCAATATACCCATACAGCATTACTTTGCCATACATGGTAGGCAAGACAGCTTGTATATAAACCTGTGGCAATGCTCCTTTATAGTAGGCTGCATAATGTCGGACTAGCCGAATAGGGAAGCAGAAACTTCTGCCGTTCAGCTTTGCTTCTACACCGACAGGAACCCTTTTGCTATACGGATATTCTTCTACTTCTTGATAAATGGTGTGGATATCCATATTCTCCGAGTTACGATGAAGGACCATACAATCAATAACCTCATTGAATGCTGTGCCTTTGTCAGCAGCTTCACTATCGAATGATACTCGATTTATCTTATCTATTAACGACTGGAATTGTATCTTCTTGAACTCTTCTGGAG